CGTCAGCCTGGTCAAACCGTTCAGCTGGATCGCTATAAGTTCTGGGGTACCCCTGGTACCAAGGACAGCCGTGAGCGCGTGTCCGACCAGACCATCGGTACTGCCAACAGCCGCAACATCACCAAAGAGAAGGTGCTTGTTGTGCTGAAGGAATACACCGGTCCTGCCGACCCGGGTGATCCGACCGAGCCCAGCACCTTCAAGATTGCTCGTGAAACTCTGGTTACCGCCCAGCGCCTTCTGCTGGATACCGGCAACCTGAACATGTTCCACCAGAGCATTGGCTCGCTGACCCTGCTCGACGACTATCGTCGTTGGCGCGACCGCGTCTTCATTGACGAACTTGCCAAAGCTGAAGCCAACGGTGAAGCCTCTGGCACCCAAGGTGGTTACTACTTCCCTGGCGGCAAGGCCAAAGATGCCTCTGGCCGTATCAGCTACACCAGCGCAGAATATACCGCCGACGTGCAGCAGTTCCATGTTGCAACCGACCTTCTGACTGTTGTTAAGGACCTGCGTAAGCGCAACGTCCCCACCTTCGCTGATGGTCTGTATCGCTGCATTTGCGATCCCACCTTCATGATGCACCTGCGTCGTGATGCCGACTTCCGTGAGATTGCTCGTTACAGCGGCAACCCTGGCCAAGGCATGTACATGGGCAACCCCATGATGCCTAACAACGCCAGCTTCTACATGGGTCCCCAGGCCGGCCAAGCCTATTTCCTGGCTGGCGAACCCGTGATGCCGACTGGTGTTCAGTTTGAAGGTGTGAAGTTCTTCGAGTCGACCAACTTCCCGACCAAGAACATCACCGCTACCTTTGATGCTTCAAACTATTCTTCCCAAGAAGTGGCCCAAGGTTATTTCTTTGGTCCTCAGTCGGTTGGTGTGGGTATCGGTGGCCCGAACGCCCAAGTGCTCATCAACAACAACGACGACTTCAGCCGTTTCATCATTCTGATTTGGCAACTGTACGCTGGCTTTGAAATCCTGAATAAGGACTTCGTGACCACTGCCTACAGCTTCGTCTCTGATGACGGCAGCATCGCATAATCAACCATAAGTAAACAACACAGGAAAAGATAAATGACTTATTTGTCTGCTAAAAAAATCTATCCCGGCAACTGGGCTGAACCGCTTAACGGTTGGTACAAGAACATTGATGTCCTCGCTGAAGGCACCAATGATTTCTCCAAGGGTGGCCCCACTTCGGTGTTGGCTATCCCCGGCTATCGTTACTTCCAACAGCGCGGTTATGTGGCCGTTACCGCCACTTCTGGTGCTGGCGCCATTGGCACCGGCAATGTGATCGTTCCTTCTCCTTATCGCCAGGACGACACTCGCCCTGATATCACCGGCATGGTGATTTCTGGCAACTCCACCCTGCCCGCTTACGTCTATCGCGCCACCATTTCCGTTGCCTCCGGCTGGGGCGATGGTCGCGTTGCTTCCGGTATCTATGCTGCGACAGGCAACGTGATCACCTTCTGCCGTGACGCCAGCGGCCCCGTGGCTTCCACAGGCGTTGGTGAAGCCGTGGCTCAGGCAAACCTCACCTCTACCGTTTCCGGCTCTCAGCCCGGCGAAATTTTCTTCGCTGGTAGTTCGGCTGCTTACAGCACCAACCCCTTCTTGACCGCTACCGGCGCCGCTGGCGTAACTGCCTCTGGCGTCAATCTCCAAGTGACCGGCGCTACCACCTTCAAGGTGTTTGCCCGTGGCACCACTACCGGACTGACCACTTCTGGTGGCTGGTACATCTCTAGCGGTGATTCAAATGCTGGCCGCTCTGGTTACTTCGTCGTTGAGGTGTGCTACATCCAACCCGACGTTGCCGCTGGCTACGAAGATATTGACGGCTACCTGCTTGGTCGCACTGTCAGCTGATTAGGGTAAACTAGGACCAGAATGTTCTTCTGGTCCTCATGCTTTACAAGCACTTAAAAACTAACGTCCGCGTCAAAATTGTAAGCGAATGGGATAACGGCGATTGGTTCATGGTCGAAGACCAAGACGGTCGCCTTTTTACTGCTTACAAAAATGAACTAGCTCCTGACGAACAGGCAACTAAAACTGTCAAAACTCTTCAGGTTAAGGACAAAGCAGCCAAAGAAGAACCGCGTTCTTTTCCCCCTGATAATCGTCTGAATATTAATTCAGCGACTGCTCAAATGATTGCAGATCACATCAAGGGCATCGGGCTTAAAACTGCCCGTGAGATTAAGGATCTCCAGATGTCGTTGTCGGGTGAAAGATTTAATAATCTTGAGCAGTTAAGGCAGATCAAAAGGGTTGATTGGGATTCAGTACTTTCGGCTGATTTAATCCGCGTCTAAACCATCTCCCCACTAAGCCCCTGGGAAACCAGGGGTTTTTTAGTTTTAAAATAAAAAGAAAAGGATAATGGCCGGTTTAATTCCAATTGGTAGTATTGCCGATCCCTCAAAAGATCCGCTCCCTAGCACCGGGGCTCATTTAGATCCAAGGGTGATACCTAAATTTGGTCCAAGGGCGGGAAAGAAAATTAACCCAGAAGAAGCGCGAAGTCTTCTTCAAAATGTGTTGGTTGGCCCCAACCAAACACCCTTGGTCCAACAAACGAAAGACGGCTGGAAGTGGAATTTTCCCGTGACCAGTAAGTATGGTCCTCGTGTTGCGCCAACCGCCGGAGCAAGTACTTTTCACGAAGGCATCGATCTTGCCATTCCAACCGGCACTCAACTTACGTATAAAGGCTATGGTTCTTTTAAGCCAGAGCGGGGATATGGTGTTCTGAGTACCACGGATGCGCAAGGCAATCCCTACGACATTCAACTTTTGCATACTGCTCCTGCGAAGCCTGCAAGCGTTGGCGCAGTCCCCAATCTCACTGCTGTAAATACAAGTGACGCAGATAAAAGCAGGACAGAGGATATCTTGAAGGCTTTTCTATATGGTGCCCAATCCAAAGAAACCAAAAAAGAAAAAACTCTTCAAGACGAATTAAAAGAGCAGCTTCTTGGCAGTGTTATTTCCCAGGCTTTAAATCCCACTTCTTTTTTGTCCTCGTATAACGCTACGGATCCTTATATGTCAGGTTTCAATACGGGTTCAAAAGATTTCTTTGCGGGACTTTTGGGTTGATTACTTGCTTTTATAATTAAACGATAAGGAGACTCAGAAGTGCATTTAAGCGACTTCGATAAGAGTAGGGTCCGGTATCACCTGGGCTATTTCACGGTTTCGGTGCCAGCGGGTGATTATGCCCGTCTGGAAGAAGCCATGAACACAATTCCTGATTCTTTTTTCTACGACAAAATCACAATCCAAATTGGCCGTTGTGATACTGCAGAAAAGAAAACGGAAGTCGCCACCTCTCCTTCTACTCGCCTGGAAAGCATCGCGGGTGACGTTGATCGTACGATTCGCTCCAGCAACGCCAAAGAAGCGTTAAAAGTTTGGGACGAAATCTACCTTTACGAAACCAACCGATTGGCTGGTATTCTTTACGTTCCCAACTACAAAGATCCTTTTCAAGCCAGATATCGTTACGAGCGTTCTGGCGCTGAGTTTATCCAAGCATTACCAGGGCCAGCGGATACTGCCGTGGGTTCTCGCATCTACTTAAATGAACTTTGGAGGTAAACAATGAGAGGAAGTTACACAGGCCCTGGTAAAGGCTCTAATTCCGCAAAAGCTGCTCGCGTCGCTGAACAAAAGAAAGTTCTTCAGACACTTCAGGGTGGTCAGGGAATCCAGGCTTATTCCGCTAACCCTCTTGTTGCAGGTATCGAGAAGCTCGGTAATATCTTTGCTGGCACTCAACAACCCACTGTGTATGCCTCCAAGCTTGGTGGGCGTGAGGTTCTTCAAGCTGCTGGCGGATGGAATCCCGCCTCGCAACCAGCCAACATCAATGTCGGTGGGCGCACTTGGGATTTAGCCAGAAGCGGGAATGAAGCTGTTTATCTTCCCCGTTCAGAAGGTACGCTGGCAGCCGCAACCGAATCGGCCCCTCCTGGAAGTCGCGGCACTGATACTCGTACAATTGTCGAAGAGCGTAATTATCAAGCCGAAAAAGCAAGAGCGGCTCAGTTGGCCGAACAAGATCAGTTAGCGAAAAAATATCGTGTCGCTGATTTAACAAAAGCGTATAACGCAGCTAAGGGCGAAGAGAAAGAGAAGCTTGGCCTTGAGATCTGGGCAACAACGAACCCACAACTGGCCGCAAAACTTAAGCCGGGTCAACTTGGCTACACCGAAACTGTCAGCACATTTCAATCACAAAGTCCCCTGGGCGCATTTGCCAAAGCCGCTGGCGACATGCAGTTTGCAAATAAGTTAGGTGAGGCAACCTTTGCACCTGGCGCCTCGGCAGTTAATGCATTTGAAGTAACAACACCACTTACCGGTGTTTCTTTTACTCCTCCTTCTCAAGTTGGCATTAGCGAAGCCTTTAATGCAGCAACCGCATTCCCTGGAGGCATAGAAGCGTTTACTGATCCGCTTAAATTCCTTAAGCCTGATCTTACGCAAACCCAGCAAGCCTTGTTAAAACAGGCTTTTAATCAAGCCTTAAAATAGGCGTTTGATAAACTAAGTATCTGGCCTCTTGTAAACAAAGTGTAAGTCCAGCCAGCTGAACACGAATCTCTGTATTCACGGGAGTCAGCGTAGTTGCTTTAATCCAATGATTCTTTGTCCTAATTTTGTCAAACGCTTGAGTGCCGCTTTAAGTTTGGTTGTTTCTCTTCAAACTGTTTTTACTCCCGGCCTCAAAGCAGAGTCAAATTGGGTAGGAGAATAAAGGAGTTCAAAGTATGTCCCTAAATGATGCCGCTAGTATTGTCGCAAGGAAGTTGAGAGCGCAAGGCTTTACTCCTGCGCAAACAGCGGGTGTCCTTGGGAACTTTAAACAAGAGTCTGGTTTTAATCCTCGTGTAAATGAGGGTGGCTTCGTGGGCGCCCCTAAAGGACAAGGTGGATTTGGCCTTGCCCAATGGACGGGCGGCAGGCAAAGTGCCCTTGTAAATTTTGCAAAGAAACGAGGGGCAGATCCAGGTGATCCTAATTTACAGGCTGATTTTCTTCTGTATGAATTGGCTGGACCAGAGAAGGCTGCTGCAGCCTCCTTGCGTCAAGCACAATCTCCAGAGCAAGCTGCTTTGGTTTTCCGAAGAGATTTTGAGCGAGCCGGCATCCCCAAGGACGAAGTTCGCATGAAGGCTGCACGGCAGTTACTGCCTGCAATTGATGCCCTTGGAGCACCCCAAGCCGCCGTGGGCCCAGCGCCCACGGGCCAAAGGTCTGTTGAAGAAATTCTTTCTTCTTCCCTTGGCTTGGGAGGAAAGTCTGGTCTTGATGATGCCAATGCAAAATCGCAAGGGCTTTTGGGCTCGGTTCGAGATACCTTGCTTAAGTCGGTCTTGTCTACCATTGTCAACCCGACAAACCTAATTGGATTACCGTAATGGCACGTTTCTCTGAGTACCTGGAACAATACCCTGGGATTTTGCCGGGTGATGTCAAAGGCCCAACTTTGTTTGAGCCCCCTGCTGATGACGGCTCTTTTTTTCAAAAGTTTCTTGCGCTTCAGGCAAATCCCAGCGCAGCACTGATGCAAAAAATGAATCTGCCCGATAGGCTGAAGCAATTCATGTCAATGGGTGGCATTCAATAAGGCTATAATTAACAAAAAGCTGGATAAGAAAATTGGCCTCTACATCCACAAATAAACAACCATTGCTTGTCGACAGGCCTCTGTTTGACTCCGTCCGTGTAACAACGCAGACGGTTGGTAGCGCTGCGTCCAATACTTTATTTGTACAAGGGGGACAAGCTCCTTCCATCCTGGTGGACATGGACGCCGCCTTAAGCGAAGACAACAATAATGGGGGCGTTGTTGATTCTATTACTATTGTTCGTAACGACTTTACTCGATCGGCGGATTACACCGTAAACGCCACAACTTCTGGCACCGTCATTTCTTTAATTAGTGGTCAGATTGTTAACGTTACTTCAACTGGCATTTTGACTGGCCTTGCCGCTGCAAGTGGCGTTGGCTATTACACTTATACCGGAGCAACGACGCTGACTGGCGTTAATACAGCACTTCAGTATTCCGGCGGCACCGCAACCGGCTTTAATTACAATGGCGTTGCGCTTGGTTACAAGCCTGCCGTTACTTTTGCCTTTTATCACACCCGCAACACCACGACACCCATCCCGGCGTCTGGCGATTACCGTCTCTTGTTTTCTAAGACAGTCCCTGCTGATAGCGGCGTTGTTGACTGTTCGGATGTGATGCCTCAACTTGCCACTCCTGTTGCCCAGGCAGGTAATACCAACGGCCTTGGTGCAGGCGCACCCCTTCGCAATCGTGGGATTTATCTAGAGCGAGGCGACCGCATTTACGTTGGTGTCTTCGCTGACGGCCCCAACCCCCTTGGATACACCCCTGGTGCTCACATCATTGCGCAAGGCGGCTTCTTCTAACCATGGCATCAAAAAGTGGGGGTTCTTTTGGGACTTTCGCTCGCTCTGAAGACTTCGGTCCCGCAAGAGTAAAACCAATTCGCACTGAATTTTCCAGGGGTTCAGTGCCAGATTCTATTTACGCAACAAACAGAGAATCTGCCTGGTCTCGTTGGCGGCGTGGATTTGAGCTTTATTGCAATACCATTGGCATTGTTGAAACATATACGTACCCCTTTGATTACGCAATTCCCTTGCCTCCTGGAACCGTAATCCCCCCAGGCTCTAATCCACCCAAAATTCCGGGGATCTTTCAAGGATTTCCCACGTCGAATAAAGAGTTGGGTATGCACTGGGCTGGCGTGAGAGTAGCAGGTAGTTTGCGCTTTGATAATGTTCGTGACAGCACAGGAAGCCCGTCTGCTATTGCCTCTGTAACGGAAGACCAGGATTATTGGTATGTGCAGTTAACGGGCAGCTGGAGTGCGCTGACCCCTCTCCCAGCACCGCTTTATATCAAACCCGTTGGTCCGATTCCGGCTCAGTATCCAATTAACGGAGAAATTCTGGAAGATCGAATTGTTTCCGTTGGGGGTACTCCCATTAACTCTGAAACAATAAACCCCGCCACACAAACTCGCTACGGTTACGTTCAAGCAGTCTTGGTTTCCACAGACGAGGTTAACGGAATTTTAAAACTGCAAAAACAAGGTTCTGTCGAGTCCACCCCAGATGGTGCCCTAACAACACCTGCAACACGTCCTCCGAATGTTGGACGGTACCTAATGACAGGAACGCGATATTGCTGCTCTTGTCAGGATTTTACGCGGCGAGATTACGCTTATATGTTTGGTCTGGGCAATGGAAACCAAAAACTTTTCCCTCGTACCAAGGTTTCAACAGTGAAGCCCGGCAGGTATGAAATTATGACTCTCAATGGACGTGTTGATAATAGTGCCATGACTAGCGCAACGGTTAATCGCGATATGCAGGTTGTTTCTCCTGCAGCAGAATATAATGTTCCTCCAACCGTCACACCAAACACCTCGACAGTCCCTGGAACCCTAAGAGACAATCCTGGTGTATTTAGAGATTTTGGTAGAACTTATCTAAGGAATACTCCACTTCCCTCACTCGAAGGTGCACGGGCTGAAGGTCCCGTTTTGTTCGAAGATTACACCACTGTTCGAAATCCAGATGGCTCCTTTACTATTACATCACTCACTGACAACTGGAGTCCCCTGTTAGATGAGTTGCGTTATTGCAAACACATTTACTGTTTAAAATTTAGTGAGAAAGTATTTCCACCAGAACCTTCCGACATTCCTGTAGAGATGGGAAGCATTGCCGCGTGGGAAGAAAAACTGGTTGCAGATTCGTCTCGCGAAACTCGACGGGCTGTTTATGACGTGGCAATAAAAGGTCTGTCCATGATGGATGTGCCTCCTTATAATTGCCAGGCTCCAATGATGATGCCAATGATGCAAAAACTATTTAATGTCCCTTCTACTTTTGTGCGCATGAGTGGTTTCACCATGTACGATAAAAACGGAACGCCATATGTTCCTTCTCAGGGTGGAGTCCCAGCAGTTTAATGGCCGGTTTTGGTGATATCGTAGACGGAACTTTTTTCCTGTCTCAGGAACAAATTGAAGTGCGTCAATACGGCTTTAGTCCCATTACAGCAAGTGGGATACCCACCATTTATCACGTTGGTGATGTGGTGAATCTTCCCTACGCTTCTGGAGAGATTTCTCCGATGGACGCAATGGGTTTAGCATGGGGCGCTTTTTCTAGCGGCATTGTTCCCGAATAGCATAAAAAATATTAATATTGTATACTTACATTAAGTCTTACGAGACTTATTAAGGTTTTCTTTATCCCTTGCACCCTGGTATCCCGAGCGGTTATGGTCGGGTTAATCCAGCTCATCTCAGTCATGTCCTATCAACCGCCTGTAGATCAGCGGATAGTAGACGAATATTTCAAGCTGATCTCGAAACAAAAAACAAAAGAAGTTGGGTGGCTTTATGCCATGGTTGCGACCTATGGCGTAAAACCAGAAGATCTTGTCGATTTTGAGTGGGAGTCACAAAATAATCTTCAACTCAAAAATAAAAAGAAGTCTGTTTCCCCGCTGCACCCACAGTGGGTTTTGCTTTTTGAACTCAAAGAAAAACAGCCCCGCAATTTGCGGAGCTGTTGGTCGACCCTTCAAGCTTCGTTGTATCAGGCCATTGCGTATCAGAAAGTGTCTTTAAACATCACTGATTTGCTCTTGGCCCATCGCCTACGAAAGAACCACTATCAAAACTTCAAACGGAAGAAGGCATCAACCCCTGTTTTTGCAGGTGTTTCCTGACCTTCTCAGTGTTCCAGCGATAGCTGTCGCGAGAACGGGTTTCTGGAAATGCTGCGTAATGTGGACCGAGCTTCAGCGTGCCATTGTCGCGATACTTGAAGAGTGTTTTGCGGTCAATGCCGAGGAGTTCTTCGGCCCTTTGGACGGAGACCCATCCTCTGATTGTGGTCATGGCGCGGAAAAAAACGCGTGCCCTCATACGGTATCCGATCAAATGCAGCTGTCAAGCTTCTTAATACGAAGTTAATCTTTTGGTTGTGCTTTGATACAAATGTGGGGAAATTAAAATAAGATAACGGCAACTAAAGAGTATGTTCAGTTGTGAACAGGATCCCCTCGCCCTGCTCATTGAATTAACTCCAAAGTTAGCAAAGAAACGTTATCGACAATCTATTTACGAAGCCTGGGACCATTGCTGCGGTTATTGTGGTGAACCGGCAACTTCTTTGGACCACATCATACCAAGATTTAAATCTGGCTCAAGTTATCGAAATAATTTGCTTCCCGCTTGTCGTCGCTGCAATTCAAACAAAGCGAGTTCAAAGATGGAAGATTGGTATACACAACAGGCCTATTTCAGCGAAGAGCGGTTTGCCCGCATCCAAGCCTGGATGTCAGATGATTTAGTAAGCCTGCTTTCTTATAATGTTGATATATTGGTTCCAAATCTTGCGGCAGGATAATGCTTTACTACTTTAATAATCAGTGGAGAAAGCAGTATGAAGATACAAACAATAGAACGGATTATCCAACGGATTATCCCGAATATTACACAGAAACACGCCGCGACAGCGACGGCAATTACGAATGGGCCAGGGATGAGACGGGGGATGTTATTCGCCGCCAGGGAGAAGACGGTGAGATTCGTCTTGTTCCAGCCACATTCACTGTGGCAAACGAAGAAAATATTGCCTTAAACCGAGCACACAGAGAGATTAACGAAAAAAATAGAGTCCTTAACGAAGCAAATGCAAAAAAGAATGCAATTTACGACAAGGTTTTATTGCAAGCAACAAACACAAGGGGCGGTGATTATCTTGCCCAAAAAGCGGCGTTTCAAAACCTAAGCAGAGAAGCCAAGGACGCAGGGTTCAACGATACTCAAATCAATGAGCTGTTTAATGCTTACAACGAGTTTTATAAAGCGGAAAAAATAGGAGCAGGATGGAATGTTGACTTGGGCTCCAAGCCTCCGGCTGGGGACTTTGATCCCAACTACTACCTTGCACAAAATCCACAAGTTAAGGCAAAGTGGGATGAAGCGGTAAGGCAAGGCGATCTCGACATCCTGGCACAATACAAAGACCCTAAAACGTTTGCGCTTTCTGATTACACCTTTGTTGGCAAGCCAGCTGGCAAACGTGGAAATAAAGAACAAGAACTAACAGAAGCAAAACAGTACCTAGAGAAAAAGCCAACCGATTCCGACATTCAAGGAATTAAAGACAAACAGCTTGGCATTACTTATGAAGCCTTAAAAGAAGTAAGGCCTGGCACTGAATTAGAAGAGATTGCGTCGGAAGAAATCGGTGCAGACATTGTTAAAAAAACAAAACAATTTGGCGCCTTAACCCAAGATGTTTTAAAAGACACCATAGAAGAGATGCAAAAGGCAAAAGCACAGGAGCAGCTTTTGTCGATGATGGGCGGCCTCCCCGGATTCCAGGAAATTTTAAATATTAATCAAACGCTGAGCGATTCAATTCTTGGCGATTCCGGCGTGGGTGGAATTCTTGCCTTTAGCGGCGGCGGTTCCAAGGCAGAAGAGAGCCTTGAAAAGTCGTTGCAAAAAATGACCGGTGTAAACACCAGTACGATTTACAACTGGCAACAATGGTTTGATAACAGCCTAAAAAAGCAATATGAAAACGATTTGGAATTAGGTCTAACCAAGAAAGAAGCCGAAGAAAAAATTAATGTTGAGTCAAATTTTGCCAGGCAGTTTATTGATCAGTATTTGATACCTCGCTTTAATCAATCTAAGACTGTTAGCGAATTCATGGAATACGTTAACGTCAAAGACGAAGAACAAAACCCATTTCAGACTCAGGATATCCTCAACGCTGCTGCAGACGTTGGGCAGCTAAAGTCTCAAAGTTACTTAGATCAAATTAAACAAATTCAAGACGCTTACTTTGACCCAAGGTTTTATTTTGATCCCAACAACAATTTAAAATCAGAACAAATCAAAAGTCTTGCGGGAGTTAAACAGCAGCAAGAGTCCTATCAAAAACAAGCGGAAACAGTCGCGGCTGATTGGGAAGAGGCAAAGAAACAATTCGCGGCTCAGAACGGGTATTGGTACCAGCAAGCCTATAGGTTTGGCGTCGATCCAAACGATAAAGATGCATTCGCAAAACTGCATTTCCAAGTGAAAGGGCAAGCGCAGGGCTTTGATGCGGCAGAAGACTTGTGGACGCCCGCAAAGGTTCAAGATTATATTTATGCCACAATTCTTCCGGCAATTAAAAATCAAGTTGACAACATGTCAATCTTTGGTGAATTTTTAAAGCCGGACGAGTTTACTGATAATTTACTTTCTAGTGCCAATGTGAACCCGGAAGACAAATCAACCTGGGGCGAAGTGCTCAAAACCTTTGGTTTGAACACATTCCAAGGTTCGTATGATGAATTAAAAAGTTACATTTCAGATACGTTTAAAACAGTTTCCGCGCTAGAACTTAATGAGCAACTGAAAGAACTTCAAAAAAAAGGTATTAAACCAACTCAAAAAAACCTTGGTGTTTTTTATATTGAAAAGCCAACTGATACGGCCACCACACCAGAAGGAGAAACCGCGCTTTACAAAGCATTTAAACAATATGGATATGCCGGAGATGAAAAAGAGTTTTACGAAAACTTCTTCCCTGACTTAGATATTGAAGAGCAAAAGCTTTTAACTCAAGCCGGAAGCGGTACGGGCGGATTAAAGTTTATTGATTTAGAGAAGCAGGATCCCCTCTCTGCTTTTGGGACGATCGAAAAACTTATGGGTGGTGAAGAAGATGGTTTTACCAATATTTTTTCTTTGGCAGACAAAGAAGACGATGAAGATAAAGAAGATTACTTTAAATTAGGATTAGATGATGAAGATGAAGATTACAAGTCCAAAACGGGCGCTTCAATTCTCGGTGAATTCACATCTTTCTTTAAAGGTTTCTGATGGCCGACAAACGTAAAAAAGCTGCGGCGGCCGCCAAGATCGCTAAAGACAAGATGACTTGCAACAAGCCGCAAAAAACTCCCAGCCATCCGACCAAGAGCCATGTCGTCAAGGCCTGCAAGGATGGAGAAGAAAAGATCATTCGCTTTGGTCAGCAAGGCGTAGAAGGCGCAGGCAAGAATCCCAAAACTGAAAAGGACAAGGCACGTCGCAAGTCTTATTACGCTCGACATAATGCTCAAGATCCAAAACCTGACATCATGTCAGCCCGTTACTGGAGTCACCGCGTGAAATGGATGATCTTAAGTGGTATGATTATTCCAGAGTTGCTTCACACATGTCTGCACGTTGGAATTACGTTGACGTAAGTTGTGTTACTTGTCAGGCTTTCGGCAAAATTCGGATTGATCAATACAACAGAAAAAATAAAACATGGGAATGCAGAAGCTGTGCTCGAAAAGGTAAAAAAATTACAGTAAAAAATCCTTGCGCAAAACATGACACACAGAAGTTAGGCGCCTATAAGAGTTATTGGAGGGCAAAACGCAGAACACAAACTAATCACAAAGGCGTATATAAAGACATTTTGTTTTTATTTAGTTGTTTTGAAGAGTTTTGGGATGAACTTGGGCCAAGGCCTGAAGGGCACACACTTGAACGAATTGACGTAAAAAGTCACTACATGCCTGGAAACGTAAAGTGGGCCAGCATGTCAGAACAGTGTCGCAATAAAACCAATAATATTTACGTCGAATATCAAGGTAAATCTATTTGTTTATACGATGCTGCAAAATTATCTGGAATTGATCCTAAAGCAATAAAAACTCGAATGAGTACGGGATGCCCTAAGGAGATGCTATTCAAAAAAGGTCGCTGGCATGTAAAGGCTCAGCAATTTTTCCCGGCCACCGTGTAAAATGGTGACGCCTCACCAGCCTAAAAATGGCTAAACCTAAATCAACCACTGCTCTTAAAATTGAATCCCGTCCCAAAAAAACCAAACAAGGACAGGGAATGAATTCTAAACCTAATCATGGCCGCAAAAAAATGCGCGGTCAAGGTAAATAAATTGTGTATGATTGGGGGTAATAGAAAAGTGTTACCCCCATGTCTGACGTTACTCGTGCAATCACTTTAATTCGCAAGTACGAGGGCTTTAACGAAAAGGCTTACCCCGATCCTTATACCGGTAGTGAGCCTTATACGCTAGGGTATGGAACTCAGTTTTATCCCGATGGCTCTCCCGTAAGACAGGGGCAACTTTGTTCAAAAGAAAAAGCGTTGGAATATTTATTTCATGAAGTGCATCTAATTGAAGGGCAGCTGGAAAAACTCAACCTAGGGCTGGACAACTGCATGGCACAAGCCCTGATTTCTTTTATTCATTCCATTGGATGGGAGCCTTTTCTGTACAGCGAAATTGTCGATTGCGTTGATCGAGAAGATTTCTTTGGTGCAACACAATCAATGGGGAGCTGGATCTTTGATGCGGATCACAAGGTTGTCGGTGGCTTGATTGATCGGCGCAGGGAAGAAATCAACTTATTTCTTGAAGAAATTGACGCTAACCCGTGGTCCTCAACAGAGATTCTTCTTCGCGCTTTCCGCAACTACAATGCTGCTCCGTACCAGGTTCGCGCAATCAGAGCACTAGAAGAAAACATTAGCCCGTACATTCTGTCTCGATTTGCCAACGATTTTGACATTGAAAGCTCTCCGTGGGCATCTTTCACAGACGAAGAGCTGGAGTCGATATTTATCATGTAGTCTTAGAATAATTAAATCTAAGGCTGAGGATTACATGGAGCGTTCAGTCGAACCACGCGAGTTTCAACTCCCCCTGGAACTGCAATTCTCCATGCGCAAGGCCGAGCTTGCTGCCCAAGAAATGACCTGGGATCAGCTGTACTCTGCCCTTTTGAACTTATACCACCAACGCTTGATGGAATGGTATGCCATTAAGTCGTTGATGGCTGACGAAAATATTGAGCTGGACTGGGGCATTCCCACAGACATTGAACTGGTCGAACTCGCCGCCAGTTGCATTGGCGACGACGATGACGACGAGGACGACGAGCTTCAGCCGTTTTAAACTTCGTTTATCTCGATAAGACGGTCCAAGTACCAGCGGCATTTTTTTAAATCTTGAACGCCGCCTTTATTGCGCCAACGCCACAAATACTTCACGCAATTGGCCCGGAGATAACCTTCATATTCTTCTTGGGTCAGCTGTGCTTCAATGGCTTCAATACACTCAATCCCGCCCGTCTCTGCGTAATGAGACGGATGGTTGACTAGATCTTCTTGCACCACGGGACGACGCTGAGCCGTGTCCCAAGGAACCGGGCATACACCCCCTGGGCAATCCATGATTTCCTCTTCGTCCTCTATCGGCGCAAACCACGGCGCTTGAGAGACTCCTCCATCATTTCCTCGGTTGGCTCCCCAAGCTCCAGCACCAAGGTCTTCGGCTTGGGCGACGCTCCCATCTTCATGCCGTCTTCCATCGACGGAATGTAGCCCGTTACGCCCGACCTTTCCATCCCCTCGATGTTGAGTGGATTCCGTTCCATTCCCTGTTCGCATGCCACCAAGCCCCTGTTGTACATGTCATACAAGGGTACATCATTTTCTTGGTTGGCGATAGGTTGACCAAAATCTTCTTCAAGATCTAAACACCGACACTTGACTTCGTCCTGTACAAAACTATCCAGGAACCCTGCCGCACTGTGGTACATGATATGTAAGGCTTGATTTATTCCTCTTACAATAATACTATGGCAAATTTCTTTGATCAGGTCTACGATCCTCGTCTTGACGCAGCTTCGTCAGGCGTAGAGGTAACTGATCTCAATCCTGAAAAAATTTACGACACAGATTTGCGTCGTGTCAAAGAAGAAGATAGACGATCAGTAGAAAGTATTAACAACCCACAAGAGCGGGCGGGTAAGTTTATGCGTGCCGCTAAAGTCGCGGGCGAATACAGAACTAGGGCTGGCATCGCGGAACCAACTATTCGTGGCCGCACTCCTCGGAATCCGGCGAATCTTGGCGGAACAGAATTACCAAGCCTGGGGGACACATATGGTCCCGCAGGCAGCACCAACTATGCAAACAAGCCCGGCAGAGCCTTTGGCAATATTTAATTAAACCTGAGATAAAACAACTTCCGGCGGCTGGTCCTGATATTTACCCTTGCGGTCCTGGTAACTCACCTCACAAGGTAATCCTTGATAAAAGAGAAGTTGAGTTATTCCTTCATTGGCGTAAATACGATTAAAAAGCCCAGTGCAATTACTGATCTCTAAAGTAAGGTAACCCTCCCAACCACTTTCTGCTGGCGTAATGTTGACCAGAATACCAGAGCGTGCGTACGTTGACTTGCCTACGGCAACCACAGTGACATCTCTGGGCAGCTTCAGCCGCTCTTTAGCGACGCCCAGGCAATATCCATAGGGCGGCAGTAAAAAATACTGACCACGCTCGTCTTCAAGCAGCTCAGCCTCCTTAAGAATTTCTGGATCAAAATTTTTAGGATCACAGTCGCCCGTTTGAATTCTGCCAAAAATCAAACACTGGCTCGGGGAAAGACGAATGTCATAACCATAAGAACTCAATCCATAACTAAGGAGACGCCTGCCGTTTTCCTCACTAACCACGCGATTGACAAACGGAACAATCATTTCTTTCTCTTCGGCCAACTCTTGGATTTGCCAATCTGCAAGCACTGTCATTGTCTTGGTTAATCGTTGTTCAGTATACAAAACTCAGTAAAGAAGGCGCCCCTTCTCCCTGTAAATGTCAATAAACTTTTCGGTGCATTCTGCCGATCGATCCATGGGGGGCAGATATACCAAAAAAGAAGTGCACGTTTTGTGTCTGCTAACACCTTCACTGGTATTTTTTAATAGTGTTGGCGCCGTCTTGAGAATGCACATGGGGAAATCAAAGATATTTTGCTCGTAACGAATCATGTCGGGACAGTTTGTAAAGTACAAACCCTGAGTAATCTGTCGGGTTGACCAGCTTTTATATAGCTTTCTGAACCAAATGGCATGAGAAGACACCAGGGTCGGGGACGTTGCCCTTGTCATCTTCCACCTCTGGTTCTTTTTATCCCAAAAATACGTACCACTTGGTGGAAACAAGTAGACGCTGCCGTGCCACTGCTGGCAATTCAACCCGTCTTCAACAGGGGTAAAGTATTCCGTTGCTTCGACGTAGCGGTTTGCTACATGAGAACTGGCTACATCCAGATCAATGCCCTCTAAAAGAGCGTGCGCCGACGCGACAAGATCATAATTTGTAATTAACTCACGGTCCTCAACGTGAGAGCGAATATTTTGAATTGGCATTACGCATCCGCGACGACGTTATAGTCTATTTCCGAATAGCGAATGCCCTCTTTATCATTAATGAGGTAGCCAGCCTTTTCTGCCGGGTCGATTTTCTGCGCAGCTTCCAAAATGCGACGGAAAGTCTCGGCCAGATCACCGTTGTTATCCTTTTCGCACTCTTCTTGTGCTGCGTGCAGCTCTTTGAGCGTTAAGAAAAACATGGATTTCGACATGTTCTCCGGTTGGAAGACCATCACCCCAGGCCCCTCATGCTCCCAGAACTTGCAATAATGCTGCCCCATGTCACCAAGAATGAGCCGAATGGTGGCATCAAGCATCTTGGCTTTTGTCTCATCAAAATCGTTGCCAAGCGCAGCGGCAATTAGTTTTTCGCGACGATTCATAATTCCAATAAACCCTGTCGTGTTAAAGATTCAATCAGTTTATCGGTCGGCTGGTACAAAACGACCATTTTTCCAAGAATACCTCGTTTTTTAACAAGTTTTCCGGCGTCGTCTTTTAGTTTTTCCAGTTCGCCTGATCTGATTAAATATTCGGCAACGCATCTCAACCTCCTTTTCAACGGCAATTCTGCTTGCGGAAACTTACCACAAATCGTGTCTGGCTTTAAATCTCGAAATGCAATCCGAAGTCGATTTGCAAGTGTCATTCCAGAATTTGCGTCTTCTTCTTCATATTTTTTTAAGTTTTCCAAATACCTTCTAATGCACCCGGTATCAAAAGATCCTTCGGGGGGTACAAACATACTAAGCTGCAGCGCCAGGGACTCCGGAAGCAAATCTTGGTAGTTCTCAAGATCTATATCTTCTATATTGAATCCCTTAAAGCGGTGCGCCATGGTCATTCAGGGCGATATTCTTTTGACACATACATGTTTGACTTGGGTTTTCGGTAATCTTCTGAAGCGAGTTCCGGGTTTTTCGCAAATGATCGCACCAGGTTGTTCCAGGGAATCCGAATAATCGCCTTTTTGTTTGGATTGGGAGATGCGTTGACGTAATGCAAACCCTCTACCCAACCTTTGTCGGGACTTTTTCTGCCGATTGCCATCCAGTTTCGCAGCGTTTGATCAGAAACCCCCAGGCGCCTGGCACACTCCTCGGTAGAAATGTATTCGTCGGCATAAGCCTCTGGATTCAGGCGGTCCGTTTCTCCTTCTGAATAACGGCTGTGCCACATGGAAGCCAAGATATTTCGAATTCCCTTGAGTTCAGCAGCAATATCTTCAAGACCTTTGCGAATTCCGTAATTCATAACGCCAAATGTTTTGCTTAGATGCTAACGTGTTGGAAAACAGTTTGCTCAAATGGAAGATCAAATTCCAGCCAGTCAACCGCCGCTACCGCCCCAAATTACCCCTGAACAGCTTGAAGCCATGAAAGCAAGGGCTCGAGAGCTGGCTATCCAACAAACCTTGGCGGAAGAAGGAAGGTTTCAGCGCCCCCCGGAACTTCAACCACAAATTGTTTATGTACGACGCAACTTTACAGTTGCTGAATTGCTGTTGGTAATTCTTCTCTCTTGTGGGATTGTAACAGGAATTCAAGTTGGTTGGAATACTATTTCTAATTTGCTTCCCAAAATTGAAATTAGAGTTCGCTAGAAAAAGAGATTTATAATTAAAGGTAAGAACATGGCGTAAAAGTAGGTGGCGAACAGACGGATTTCCGAATTTCCCGCGATTGATGGTCTTTCCGTCAATGAGCAGGACCTTCTTACGCTTGTCCACGTCTTTGAGGTGGACCCGACGCTTCGCAATAAAAAAATTACTTTTACAGAATTCAGAAATTATCTGGATCAGTACTATGTAAATATTACCGGCGAAACAATTCTTGGCGATCTAACGATCACCGGAAATCTCACGGTCAGTGGCGCCACCAGTCTTAATACTGTTACAAGTTCAGGACTTGCTACGTTCAGTGGCGTTGTTGTTCAAAACAACTTAACAACCACCGGCACCATTAGCGGCTCCACCATCACTGGCGATACGGCACGCTTTACCAATATCACAGGTATCAGTGGAACGTTCACCAGCCAGCTTTCTGGTGCAACAATAACCGGCAATACGGTAAGGGCATCGACAGTTACGGGCGTTTCTGGTGTTTTTACAACTCAGTTATCGGGCGCCACGATTACTGGTGATACGGTCAGATACACCAACGGCACTGGCGTTTCGGGTGTCTTCACCAGCCAGCTTTCCGGCGCGATCATTACCGGTGACACGGGTCGGTTCAGCACGATTACAGGTGTTAGTGGCGTTTTCACAACACAACTTTCGGGCGCAACCGTTACTGGAACAAATGCCAACTTCACGACCGGTACATTTAAAACACTGATTGCAGGCAGCCATACAACCACAGGCAATCACACTGTTTCAGGCAATCTATTTGTTAGTGGCTCCGGCTTCTTTGCTTCTGGCATCAGTGTTACCGGTACGATCAGCGGACAAACGGTCACGGGAACAACCGCAAACTTTACTTCCGGTGTTTATCAAAACTTAAGTGGTCTTGTCATCACGGGTGATACGGCACGCTTTACTACAGCAACTGGAGTTTCCGGCGTTTTTACCAGCCAGCTTTCTGGTGCAATTATTACTGGTGATACGGGTCGGTTTAGTAACATCACCGGTGTTAGTGGTGTATTCACAACTCAATTAAGTGGTACAACAATTACCGGCAACACGGTCCTTGCTTCTACTGTTACCGGTGTTAGCGGCGTCTTTACTACACAATTAAGCGGCGCAACAATTACAGGAAACATTGGCAATTTCACAACATTAACCGCCGAGACGGCAACCATCACCACTGGAATTGTCAAACAAAACATCACTGTTACTGGCAATATTTCTACAAGTGGAACACTAACGGTTGGCTCTTCTGGAACAATAGCGTCTGGGCTCACGGTTACCAACGGAACAGTTTCAGGTGTTACTTTTACTGGCACCACGGCTCAGTTCACACAAATTACCGGTGTAAGCGGTGTCTTCACGTCACAGCTTTCGGGAGCGGTTATTACCGGCAACACGGTACGGGCTACTACGGTTACTGGAATTTCAGGTGTTTTTACCACTGAAGTATCTGGCGCCACAGTTACAGGAAATATTGGTAAATTCTCAACACTGACTGGTGTTTCTGGAGTATTTACAACACAGCTTTCAGGGCAAACCCTGACGGGAAACACAGTTCAAGCAACGGTAATCACTGGTGTTAGCGGTACGTTTACCGATCGAGTTTCCGGCCAAACAGTAACGGGTGGGAACGCAAGCTTTACCAGCGGTGTCTTCCAGTTCTTAACCGCCATCAACCAAACCTTCGCTGGAGACCAGACGATTAGCGGCAACTTTACCGTGTTGTCCGGCGTTTTTGTTTCTGGTTCTGGTTTGTTTGTTTCCGGCACCATTACAGGTGCAACATACACTGGCATTAGCGGCACATTCACCAGTCAACTTTCAGGCGCTTCTATTACGGGTACGTCGGTAAATGCAACAAACATCACAGGCGTTACTGTTGTTGGAACCACCAGTGTTTCTGGGGCAACTGTTACAGGTAATACAGGTCAATTTACTGTTTTAACAGGTGGCACCGCAGGGTTTACTACAGTCACTGGAACAACGGTCACGGGAACAACCGCTAATTTCGTAACTGTTTCGGGAACCACAGTTACCGGATCAACAGCACAATTTACTAACATTACCGGAGCAACACTTGCAATTACTACACCTTCTGGGGCAACTGCTGCGATCGTATGTTCGGGTGTTGTTTCTGGTGGTACAGCAGGTTTTATTATCCAGGGCCCCTTAGTTATCTTGCCTTAATTTTTCCAGTTAAAATAAGAAAAAAGCAGAAAGACCAATGCCTTACGGTACTATTAAAGTCGATACGATCACGTTTACCGCTGGTGGCGTTGATACAAATGTTTCGATTTCGGGGTTAGTTCAAAATCCTACATTTAGCGGCAATATTACAACTACGGGTAATATTACAGGCGCCAATGTTATTGGTACGACAACTGTTTCTGGTGCAACCGTTACCGGCACCACCGGAAACTTTGCCGGAACCATTACTGCTGCGACTGTTGTTGGAACCACCACGGTTTCTGGTGCAACCGTTACCGGAAACACCGGTAGCTTTACAACGCTTACAGGCGGCGTTACAACAATTACTTCTGGTGTTTTTGCAACCGGAACCGCAGCACTGCCTAGTATTTCTTTTACCTCTGATCCCAATACTGGCATCTATTCCCCTGGTGCTGACCAAGTAGCCATCTCAACTAATGGCACTGGGCGGTTGTTTGTTGATGCGAGTGGGAATGTTTCAATCGGTTCCGCTGTCGCAGACTCTGTTGGCAGCACGTTCTCTCTGAATGTTGATCGCTCTGCTGGCAATGGTCAACTTAGCGTTTCAGCCAATGGAACGGTGCGCGGAAGAATGTTTGCCGACAACAGCACTGGCGAGTTCCGCATTGGGAACCCAACGGCAAATCCGTTGCTGCTTTATACGTCCAACACTGAACGCCTCCGCATCACATCGGACGGGAAAGTAGGTCTGGGGACTTCGAGTCCTCAGGCAATTCTTGATGTTGCACCAGACGCTAACAGAAGCCTTCTGGTTCAGGGAAAAGCAGCAACTACTTACGGACTTGAGTTAAAAAACGGTAGCGCAAATAGCGCCGGCGAGTTCCACGTTACAGCAGCTAGTTCGGGCTCAGTTGTAATCAATAGAGGTTCTACTGAAATTGCCCGTTTCAACTCAACTGGATTAGGGATTGGCACTACGAGTCCTGGAGCAAAGCTAGAAGTTTCAACTGGCAGTATCGATATTTACGAAAACATTCGTTTATATAACAGAAGCTCTAGTAACCATACACGCTGGGGAATTACTTGCAATCACGGCGATAATACAAAAGCCGATGTAGAGGTTTTTAAGGGTGTAAGCCTTTCTGACAACACATCAAATCAAGTTGCCCTTGGTGGGGGCACGGCGGGCTCTGGAAAATGTGGTCTGTCTAGTATTGTATTTGTAACAACGGCTACTCCCGGAACAGCAGAAACCGCATCTGAACGCGCCCGCATCGACAGCTCGGGTCGCCTGTTAGTTGGCACGTCTTCTAGCCGTAGCGGATGGTTCAACAATTCTCCATGGGGCAACCCAACACTTCAAGTTGAAGGCACGTCTGTCTTTAACTCCGGAATCTCTGTAACCAACAACAGCAACGACGATAACGGATCCCAAATCATTCTTGGGAAATCAAGGGCTACAAGCGTTGGCGGCGTCACTGTTGTTAGCAGCGGGGACAATGTTGGTCGCATCAGTTTTCAGGGCGCTGATGGAACTGAGTTGGTAGCTGCAGCAACTATTGAAGCGGCTGTAGACGGCACACCCGGCAATAACGACATGCCGGGCAGGTTAGTGTTCTCCACTACCGCCGACGGAGCGAGCAGCCCGACGGAGCGGATGAGGATTACTCAAGACGCTTACGTCCGACTTGCATCTGGCACTGGCGGTATCCAATTCAATGGGGACACTGCAGCAGCCAATGCACTGGATGATTACGAAGAAGGGACATGGACGCCTGCCGTCCCAGGAACTAGCATGACGTATAACGCTCAGATAGGGGTGTATACCAAAGTTGGTAATTTAGTCTATATTCGCTGTTACGTTAATATTAGTGGTGGCACTCCATCCGGCGGTGGTGGCGGAGGAACCATTATTACAGGGCTGCCTTTTACTAGTGAATCAACTCAATATCACACACTTACAACATCAACAAACGGCGGTAACTTTGGGGGCACCGTGCCCATCGGACAGGTCGTTCCTGGCACCACAACTATTTCCGCCATTGGTGTAACTAACGACGCTGGATTTGTTGATTCAGTGCCAACTAGTGTTTGGGACGCAGCTAACAACTGGGTACAGGTTACGGGCTGCTATCGTGTTCCATAAGCCCGCAATGGCTCAAAACTAAACCTTAAATCTGTTTCAACCGGAGGTTGACCCTAATGGCTTTCACTGAACGTAAAGAGCACAAGCTCGAAATCATCCCGCCTTATTCCATCATTCAATGCCGCGAGGCAAACATTGTGGAGAAGGATGGTGTTGAAGTTGGCCGTACTTATCATCGCGACTGTCGCGCCCCAGGAGAAGACGTGAGTCAAGACTGCGCCGAACTGCAAGCTGTGGCCGCTGCACTCTGGACTACCGAAGTAATCCAGGCTTATCAACAATATTTGACAGAGCAAAAAGTCAATCGTCCGGGCCAGTAGTCTTACTCACCTTTGTGCCTTGCTCACCATTAAATAGCCCCAGACAATTAAGCCTGGGGCAACAGCCGACACCGTAGCGCCACTGGGTGAACCCTAATTCTACCCAGTAATCACCTTCACTAAATAGTTTACAGTAAACTAGAAAAAACGGTTTTAATTATGGCTAACGCTACCTGGGCAATTGCAAACATGGAGCGTCATCTTCCCGATGGCGATACTTGTCCTGATGGTGCTGTGTATACGGTACATTGGACTGTTTCGTTGGAAGAAGACGGCGAAACAGCAGGAGCCTATGGGAGTATTGGGCTTGGCGCACCCGATCCCGCTTCCTTTGTTCCTTTCAGTCAGTTAACCGAAGAAGAAGTTGTGAACTGGGTGTTGTCGACACTTGGGGTGGATCAAGTCACCTCCATTGAAGAGGCGCTGCACAACCAAATCCAGCAAAAAATTAACCCGACCTCTGCCGCCGGTGTACCCTGGTGATTAATTGCTATACTTTTTAAAGCTATTTACTCACCATGGCTTGCAAAAAGTCGGAACTTGTCTCCGCCCTCAATTCCTTTGGCTCCGCCCGCGCCACCGGCGACGGCAATCTCATTCAGTTTTCGGTCAATCTCATTGGTCAACTGATTGACACTCTGGAGTTTGCTCCAGAAGAGGAGCCGATTTCAGAAGATGAATTAGCTGCCGAACGTGCGGACAACGTTTGAGTTGGTTGACTTGGCCTAAAGTTGGATTATCAGCTTTGGGCCAATGTCCATTCAACTAAAAGACGCGGCAAAGTATTTTAAAGAATTGCCGCATCAGCTAGAAGCCTGGAAGTGGCTGCAAGACACCGTCCCAGTGGATGTGCTTGAAACGTTTGCAGATAAATACCGCGAAGAACCAAAAGAAAAAGAGTTTAATAATGACTGGGAAGGCGTCGTTGCCGCAGCAACCAAAGCGGGCGCCAAATTTCCAGAAGTTGTTGCAGCTCAGTGGGCATTAGAAAGTGGCTGGGGAGTCGCCACTTCTTGCAACCACAACTACTTTGGAATCAAAAGCGCACAGGGCGACGGCTGTCACGTACAGACAAAAGAAGTTTACAACGGCAAGGAAGTCACGGTCACCGATTGGTTCAAACGGTTTCCAGACCTTTATTCCTGTATTGATTATTTGGTCAGCCGCTGGTACAAAGACTATAAAGAATACAAAGGCGTCAATCGCGCCACAAGTCGAAACGAGTGCGCCAAGCTTCTTGAAAAAGAAGGGTATGCAACAGATCCGAACTACAGCACCAAGTTGATCCAAATCATGGACAAACAACTTGGCACGATTGGCGTTACACCTAAGCCACAAGACCCACCACAAGCACAGCGCTTTCATCCCTGGAGCCCATACACCTACAAGGTGACCCCCAACATCACCTATGGAGAACTGACATTAAACCAGGAGTCCCGTCGTTTTATTGCACAGTTTCAATGTGATACAGCCCTTGAACTGTGTCGCTTTTTAGAAAAAGTACGCACAGCTTTTGGAAACAAACCAATCATTATTACTAGCGGAAATCGTCCGCCAGCAGTTAATCAATCAGTTGGGGGCGCATCAAATTCGGAACATCTTTATTCCGCTGGAGATGTTGGGGCTGTGGACTTTTGGGTTAAAGGAGCAGACATTTACGATGTTCAAGATTGGTGTGATAAAAACTGGCCGTATTCTCTTGGCTATGGTGCTGATCGTGGCTTTGTTCATCTGGGAATGCGCAAAGGTAAACCAAGGGTCCGCTGGGATTATTGATTAATGAAGGTCGAAAGGAACCCACAGATACGTGTGAATATCTGCTGGGAAGTTGGAGACGAAAAAAAATGTGTGACGCTGTCCAAAGAGGAAGCATACGTCACACGTAAATGGATTGAAGAGCAGGGTGGATGTGTATATTGGTTTTCTCCAGTTGATCATTAAATACAAGCTAAACGCAAACGAGCTTTTTCCAGGGCCTCAATTGCTTCTTTTTCGGTTTTAAAATAACCAACTTGTTTGGTGGCTAATTTAACTTTCCAACGGTTTCTACAAGGCATGTAGAAATAACATCCTTTAGGATTCTGAACTCTTTTTTGTTTTCTTACGTTTTCTGAAACCGTTAACAGTTGCAAATTTTCAATACAGTTATTATTTCTGTTGTCATCAATATGATCAACTTCATAGCCATCAAGGAGTGTGTTCCCATGCCAAATCCAAACTAGATTATGAACTTTATAGCTTTTTTCTTGATATCTAATATCTGAATAACCACTGACCCGAGAAAATCTTCCTGCTTTTATTCCTTTTGTTCCGTCTTTTTTAATCCAATAAAGACTACCGTTTTCATATATAAACAAGTTTTTTACTTGCTCATATGTCATTGAATTTCTAGATTTGTTTTTGAGCTTCATAAAACAAAAGCACCCTGGAAATCATAGTAAATCCAAGGTGCTTAATGTGGTTTCAGGGATTGCCTGACTAATCACTTTTGCTTGGCTTTGCCAATCACAAGGGCCAGCACTTCGATGATCTTGTACACCTTGCCAATGAACTTGTCATCGGAAGGAGTGGGGGTCAGTGCGCAGATGGTAGAAGCGGCGGCGTGAATGGCCAGCGCAACTTCAAGATACTTGCCGAGGTGATCCATGAGATCAATAGCGTTTCTTTTATTCTACCGATGTTCGTTTATAAAACCAGAAAGATTTGAACTCTTCTTTTATTTCCCAGCGTGAATCTTCATATTTATTAAACCATTTCTTCCAAACCCTAAATTGCTTTTCCGGCTCTGCTGATTCACACCGTAAAGTCAGCATATCCCCTTCCGGTAATTCTTCCACCCACTTCCTTACCTGGAGGATGGCAATGGCCTGGGGCTTGACGCCAAACTTACCTGTCAAATTCGAAGCCAGACGACGGGAAGATTTCTTCTTTCGTAAATTCATCCAGTCGTTGATCTGCCGCATCGATTTGCCCACCGCCAAACTGGCTAGCCACACGCACCCGTTCGGCGTACGAATCCATGGGACTAAACGCATCTTCAAAATCATATTCTGCGGCAAAAAAATCGTCCCAATCTTTTTGCGTCGTTTCAAACGAGATGTTTTCACTCTTCATTACACGTCATACATACGGCACCCTTGATACCAAGGATTCTTTTTACAATAATACTTAAAATTATTTTGCGTTGAAGCTTTAACTCCTATTGGCAAGGGGAGCGAAAATTTCAGGGAAGCGATCAGTGTCTTGATGTTGGCTACGCCAGGCATCTTGCCACTCAGAAATCGAGTGATCGTGGATGGTGTCAAAGTATTCATCGGAGGCTGGTTCCGCAAGGACGGCATAGTCAGGTGTCTGGGCAGAGGGAATTTGTTCGCCAATAAGCCAAGTGGATCCCTCCAACACTGTTACTGTAACTCCAGAATTTATTTGGCACAGTGTTTCCGTAAAGCCATTGGGCCTTTCTGGAATATTTGAAATTGTTGTATCTACAGTTACTGGAGACTCAATAAAAATAGTACGAGCAGGGTCAATCGCCGTTTCTTGAAGCAGCAGAGAAACAGTCCCCTCATCTTCCAACGCAATGAACATTTCCGTTGGAGGGAATTCAATAACGATTCCCACCTCGTAAGCGAGGGGCTCATTGCGAGTTGAAGAAATACAGATTAAATAACTGCCCTGGCCCAGGGGATAGTAACGATCGTCGCCACGGTCTAAACGCCAGCGATTGTACGTGTTGTATAAGTCCGACTGGCCGTGCATGACGGTATCCAAGTACGGAATGTAGACACCACCAGCGTTGTTAACACCGCTCGTAATTGAGTCAGCGTCAAAAATTTCCTGCGCCACGATTGGCGTGCGGTTTAAATCGTAAGCAGATACCTGAATGTATTTGGGACGCGGCGGTCCCTTGGTGACAATAATCCAAGCAGGCTTGGCAAGATTGATTTGAAACCAGTGGTTATATGTGCCGCCACCGTATCCACCATTGGAAGTAAAGGCAGTATCTGCCGATCCAATGAGCTTATGTTCTTGCTTAAATATTCCCTTTAGATAGCGAAGAGAAGTTGTTGAGAACGTCCCAAGTACAAGGGGATTATTGAAGTTGCGTTTCGTCTGCGATACGGCCGCATTGCGTGACATTATTTATTTTGATTTCATTTTCCTTATTTTAAGCGTGACGTATTTATCCTTCGTCATAGTCGGGAGGCTCTGGCGCACACAGTGGGTGCTTAATTGTTTGACGATAATACCGCTCAATTAATTCTTGTTCTCGCCCCATGCGTCTTGCGTTGTGTAAAAGCATTAATAATTCTGGCTTAAAATCCAAAGCAAACGGCTGGACTTTTGCTGGTGGCATACCGACATTCCAGCTGGTGACCATATGAAGTGGATTGCCACACCAAGGGTTACCGCAGACACGAGTGACGTTTAGTGAACCGACATCCCCCCAGGCACACTGGTAAATCGCCTTGTGTGGCGTCACATTCTCCGATGCTCGCCCAGTGTATTCGGCGCGGTAAGAGGGAAAATTGATTCTCCGTGGACCTTTGGAACCAGGGAGGTCAATGTCCCAGCATTCCTCTGGATCACCGACCGAGATTTTCTTCCATAGCTCTTCGTACTTGTAGTTGTAGTACGGATGTATGAAATTGAGATTAAACCCACAGATGTTGGATTTGATTTTGATGACGCAGTGGTAGCACCAGTGGTATTGACGATCCCTGATGTGGTGCCTATGGGGACAGGGATGGCCTCTGTAATAACCATGAGACTCAAGTTGAGAATCGTCGAGCGAGTCAATGTTTGGAACATAACGGAAGTTGGTTTTGTCTTGTGCCCCCAGTAGGTTTGCCATCAGCCCCACTCCTCATAATCCTGTGCCCACGGTGATTTTTGTGGCTTCCTCGGTGGCTGGAGACACGGAACCAGCTCCCTTCTGTTGTCGTTATCAACATTTGGGTGCGCGTGCTTGATCCCATGGTGATCGGGACACTGTCCAGTGCGCAAGTAATAGACCACTCGGTGAGCCATGTACACCTCATTGTCGACGGAAACCATGTAGAAGCCGCTGCCCTTGTCTTTTCTTTCGACGAACCTCCCAGTTTTCCTGATGCGCAGGGCACTGGGGTGCTCGTCCGTCAGCTCCAGCTTTTCTTCCAGTGCCCAGAGGGGTGGCATCTTCTTGTAGTTGTGCGGCATTGGGTGACGTGTGCGCAAAACACACAATACACTTAATTTTACTTAAATATAGAGCTCGGTACATTTTCGTCAAAATGTAGTCGCTTATTGTGTGTTTCTCACTTCTGTCTCATAAGACGCACAATAAACACCTACATTTTCGCCAAAATGTACCGCGGCTCTACGTTAGATAGAAACGGATGTATTGTGTGTTTTCCGCACATCTGCCCCAGTTTCTGCCCCTCCCCACTTACTTGAGACACAACCTGAGACAACTTGGCAATAAAAAACCGCCCTCTCGGTGGAGAAGGCGGGGGACGGGCAATGTTTTTGTGCCTTAGTGCGGCACGAATTTACGCAGGCACCAACTCTTTCTTCCGTTTTTTCTCCTTCCTTTTCTTCGGTGCGCGGCTCTCAGGCTTCTCCTCAACCTCAACGCTGTGATCCACTTCGTTTAACACGTCTTCGAAGATGCCGCCAAACTTAGACGCAACTGTGTCCCACGAGAATTGCTCATCAGTTGCCCGCTCGTAGCACGCCTGGGCCACACGACCCAGCTCTTCACGATTCTCGTAAAGCTCCGTAAGGATTTCTGCGAGGTGATCGTTTGATGGGCAGGGCATCTCCCTGGAGTAATTCACGTCCACGTCTACGTGATCGCAGCGGATCAGTTTGCCGTAGCCATCAAAAATTTCCTTGCACGACGTATGATCAGGCACCACCTGGGCCACACGGCAAGCAGCGTGCTCGAAGTTGACAAGACCCCAGCCCTCACCCTTACAGGTGTTGACGCCCACGTCAGCAGCGTTGTAGATCGTGTTGAGCATCTCCACATCGACGTTCGGGGGGTTGGGGTTGTTAGCGGTCATGATGATCCGACCGTTTGGATCGAGACCTTGCTTATGCATCTCGCGGCCAAACACATTCATCACGTCCCAGCCCTGGTCCTTCAAGCCCATGTGCAGATACAGCTGGGCATCGGGCTTGTCTTTGGCGAACTTGGCAAAGGCAGAGATCGTGATGTCTTGACGTTTACGAAACTGGTTGCGGTTCCCATTAAACACAATAAAGATGTCTTCTTTCAAACCCAATCGTTTCCGTGCCTCACCTTTGTCCATTGGGTAGAACTGACCGGGCGTGACGCCATGGGGAATGACGGCGATCGGCTTGATGATTCCGCCCTTCACAAATTCGAGAGCGCCAAATTCTGTGTAGGAGACGATCCCATCCCACTCATTTGCGGTCTCATTGAGACAACCAGTCCAGTTGTAGGAGTCCATTGGCGCGTAGCCAACGAACTTAAACAGCTTCTGCTGGTGCAAATCTTTGATTTGATTGTATTGATTATTGATGATCCACATGTCGTTGATCGTAAAGACGACATCTGGCTTTTCTTTTTCTACTACCTCACGAATCCTCTCAACACCGAAGGGCTCCTGCTGGTATCGATTGGAGGACGGATACATTTTGTAGCGTTCCTGCAGTGGAGTTGGGTCCCCCCACCAGTTGTTACTAAGGACCACAATCTCGAAGTTATCGTCGAGCCTGGAGATTACATTTTCAGTGACACGTGCAAAGCCAGTCATGGCAACGATGTCACCACACCATAGGATTTTTGCTCGTTTATTCATGTTTAATCGGATATCTTCCGATTAACTATACACAAACTGACGGTGTAATTGACCGTACAAGCTCCTTTTCTTCTGCGATTTTAGCCTTAAGTTTGTATTTCAAAAACTCAGCGGCCTTGTGAGTCTTGGTTTTATCGCCACAGGTATAGAGATCGATGGCGCAATAACCCAACTCAGGCCATGTGTGAATAGATGCGTGGGATTCGGCCAGGAGTGCCAACAACGTCACCCCTTGGGGCTTAAATCGCTCCCCAAAAATCCTAAGGATGGTGGCATTTGCCATCAACAATGCAGTCTCCATCAACTCGGACAACTTTTCATAGTCGTCCAGGAGTGCTTGATCGCAATCATACAGATCAAGAATTAGGTGACGGCCATTGCTCACAGCGTTTCTTCTTCTACATCCTCTATTTTCTCATCAGTCTTCTTATCCAGAACATCTCCGTAATGAATACGCCACTCCTCTTTGTTCAAACCAACCTCCACGATGGACGGATACTTCTCATACTTCTGATCTGAAGCACGACATGCGATATTTACAACCCGCAGTCCACGCCTTTGCTCCTTGAATTTGTAGACATTCAGCTGGAGCTGGTGAACACAAACGTCCATCAACAGGGTTTCAAATCGGCTTCTGCCAAGGATGTTGCTGTTGGAAGCCCGAGAAAACTCACAGTAACTGGGGTAAAGGAATTTGTCCCATGACGCATAAACCGTTGAAGTTCCCGGCGCCGAGTGCTTCGCCAAGCCAATCGGAGTCGAAATACCTGGATCAAACACCACACAATGCTCCATCCAATCCATGATTTGATTGGATTTGAGGATCTGTTCCCTATGATGCTTGGCAAAAAATGCAACTTTTTTAGTTGTTTCCATTAAATATTCCCTCATTTCCGCCTCATTCATATCAAGAACCCAATTCACCAGTCCAGGGAGAAGAGATGCAAAATCCCCGAACGGATGTCCGTTATCGTCCATGTCAATGAGGATTCTTTGCTCAGCAGAGCTGCCAGTAAAAGGCTTGTCAAAAGGAATGGTGAGGCGACGACGAGCCAAACCAGAAGTCGGATCAGTGGTTTGAATGGGTTCATTAGCAGTGATAATGACCAGCCCGTTGAACTTGAAGGGCTTCTGTGAACCAGCCTGGAACTTGCGCTCCTTACGGATCAAGTCACGACCGGTGACTGCCTTGAGGACAGAAACCGAGCCACCATATCGCTCCACATCATTGAATAGCAATAGTTTTTTCTTATAGAGGTTCGCAGTTTCAAAGCGGTTCTTCTCCAGATGCTCCAGCGACGAGATCATGGCGTTCTCATCACCGACCAAGGCATGGGCCAGGTTGGCATAAGTTGACTTACCGGACTTGCCGGGGCCAACGATCTCAACAAACTTTTGTATTTCCGAGTGGCTCAGCAGCACCGCCCGCAACCAAGCCCTCAGAACCTGGACACGACCCCAGCTTCCGTTTTGTGCATTTTTTAACCATTTAATGATTGGTTCACAAGTTGCGCTCGGGTCGTACTCATAGGGCAACTGTTGCGTCATGTACATTTCCCGATCAAACGCCAGCAGCTCCCTGGACTCAACCTCCAAAATCCCGTTGGTGAATAGCAGGTATTCGTTGCCTTCATACCAGTCGTCATAAATTGTTGAAATCCGGAGTTGCTCCATCACGTCGTTGATCAAGTTCATGCTGTAGCCTCCAGGCAACGAACCTGATCGCACGTATTCCAACTGATTCTTGATCGAACTCTTCATCTCAATATCAGACACATGAGACCAAACGCCCTTGTGCCGAAACTCGTAAATGTAAAAAGATCCTTGATTCTCGCTGTACTTCAAGTTCCCCTGGTACAGTCCCAGCACCTTTTCTGTAATGACATCGGATGATTCGTTTTTCGGCCCTCCTCTTTTTCCTTTTCTCCCTTCTTGTTCCTGGTCTTGCCACAAACCAAAAGAACTTGTCTCTTGATCCACAGCTTTCTCTACGGTCTGTAAAGGCACAACAGTCACTCCCATCTGATCAAATCCAATTTCATTTAAAAGACTGGATACACGTTCCAGTGTTGAATCATCTACGCTCATGGCCCGATGATCTTGCGACGGTTCCCAGCCCTGCTCCTTTGCAACATGGAGCAAAGTCCCAAGTCCCCTGCCACCATCACCACGGCTGAAGGATAGCCAACGCCTGTGGCACTCACCTTCTTGATATTTGTCCGACTGCTTGGACCACTCATCCCATACGTCCAGGAGTGATTCGTCGGTTTGGTGTAGTGTCTGACCAACGGTGATCCAAATGTCATAGTCATCGGCTGCTTCTGGGGGCATACCCCAGGTTGCTTCCGTTGCCAGTTTGATGTCCCGGTCAAGGTCAACAACGCTGTTGATCGCAAAACCAGGCCCAACAATGCGAGTTGTCTCTTTGGCGGGAACACCTTGCCTGACATTCTTATTGATGATGGCGTTTAGCAGCCAATCCGGAAATTCAGGCAGACGATCAACCCACTCAAACCCCTGTTCTGAAGCAGTGAAATAACCATCCGTCTCTGGATGCAGGCCCATCAGCACACCTTGGTGCCGACGCCAAAGGATCTCTAGCTTTTCACGGTTTGCTTCGCCGTGCCAAGTGTATTTATTTCGTACAAAATGCTTGTGTTTTTCTCGATCTAACTTGTACAGCTTCCGTTCACGACCCTCTTTTCCGCTAAGAATTGTCAGCGTTGGAGGAAGGGCTTCGTTAAATGGCTTGCCAGCGATTGATTCGACAAGCGGATAGACGCTCGGTCCATCAACATCCACCCACACCAAACCATAAGGATGATTAAAAACCGGACCTCCCAATAAGCCAATAGCTTTACATTTGCCAGTTGTGATTTCCTCTTCGATCTCACGTACGCTAAACGGTGCGTTCTGCCACCCCTGGACATACGGGTCCTTCTTGGCACCCAGCGGCGTGAGTGGCCAATCCATTGGTATGTAGTCAAGACGGATCTCCCCAGGTCGAAGGGCTTGCTGGCTCATGCTGGTCATTTGATCTGCTGCGCGACTTCTACTTTAAAATCTTTATCTGCGAAACTCTGCTCTTTCAGTAACATGAACGCATGAAGGTGCATGTCAGTGGGCAGATAAAAACAATCCCCGTCCACCGCACTTGACATGCGGCGCAGAAGACTATTCATCCACTCACCAACGGAAATAACATGGATTTCCATTGGAGTGAAATTTGAATGTTCCTTTATCCTACGGCTGCCAATCCAACGGGATCCTTAGAATTTCCCAAAGATCAATAAGTCTCATGAGACACTAGATTTCAGCGAACTCTTCAAGACTCCAGTCAATTTCTTCAGCCCTTTCCATGAATCTGTTGTAGATCTTTACCGGATCTTCACCGGATTCGATTGCGCAAGATGTCGCTGTTGACCAGGAAAGCGACTCATACCTTTCCCTGGGCGTCATTTGCTTCCACTTCTTCTTCAGCCTCGACGACCCATTTGGCAGCAAGCCGCATTTCCCCTCCAAGAAGCCTTGATTCTCCTGTTTGTAGTTCTTCATTAATTGGTTTTTCTTGATAGGTGGGTTCAAAGCGCTCTTTGCGTTCAGCCTCTGACTCCCACTGGTTTTCCCATTCGATCATCTTGAGGCGTGCCGTCAGTTTGGCTTCAAACCAAACCTTCTTCCACCACAACAGGATCTCAGTCCAGATCTGTTTCCACAAAGGATTCGCCATCTTTTAAAAATGCGAGAATGCCGTCAACCTTGGCCAACAAATCTGCCATGTATGGTTTCCAAATTCTATATCCGGACACCTCTCCATACGGAGCATAAATTTTCCTGGCCTCCAAGAAGTTCTTAATGAGAGTCAGCTCTTCTTCCGTGAAGCTAACAAGGAGTTCAGCGTCTTCCATGGCTCAGATTAAATCAGGATCATGATCACCGTTTTTTTCTATCTGGGCGTAGTACTCAGCAACAATTTTGTACCAATCTTCCCGCAACAAATTTAAAAAATTCCTGGAAATCTTAAAGACTTGAGTGCGTACAGGTGTTGAAACCAAGATAGCAGCTTGCTGGACCTTCATTCCAAGCGTCTGTTCAATCGCCAGGTCATACGCAGCCAACTGCTTACAAGTCTTTTTAAATTTCATGTGACCGCCCAACAGATCCCTCCACTCAGGCGAACCCTTCTCCAAGTCCTTAGGCCACCTGCGACAGTAGGGTTTGACGCTGGTTTTCAAGTCAGCAAGAGTGAGCTTATTGCCAACCACACCAATGATGTCAGGAGCGCCAGCCCATGCCCGCCCTTCAGCATCGCAACCCCACACGCGAGCCACGTCATCAGAACCGATAGTAAAATCAAACTTGTCAAGTATCGGTGATTCCGCCCAAAGGACCTCCGAGAACTGGTCCAGTATCGGCGGCATTCCCGCCCAAAAATCCTTGTAATCTTCGGGAATTTCTGGAGCTTTATTCCCCTTAAGGTACTGTTCCATCCCATAATGAACTGCCGTCCCCCGCTCTGCAGCGGCTTCTTTAACTCCAGGGTTTGCCTTGGACCACATCTCCAGCTTTCTTTTGTTTGCTTCTGACGCAGTCTCTGAGATAATTGTTGTCACCGATGGAGCTGGCCCCTGTGGCAACGGAGTGACATAGTGGCGTTTTCCGTTTAACGTAATTCGAGCCGGACCCTTATTCAAATGGTCCAACTTGTCTCGCCAGTTGTTAGCCGCCACAAAAGGTTTTGTATATTATTAAAAGTATACAAAATAATTAATGGAATTGAAATGGGTGGTTTTGTATACAGCATCCTGGCCGTACTGGGAGCTATCCTTATTGTCGTAGGTATTGATGCCTACATCTTTATTCAGGAAATTGCATCCAGACAATGAACAAAATTCTTCTGAGCATCCGAGGTTACGTATCGTGCCTGGGGTGGTTGTTTGCCGTTGCCTTCAAATGGATACTGGAAGAGTTGCCTGACATTAAATTCTGGGAAAGGCACACAGACCTGGACGACCACCTTTGGTATGCCGAACGCGTTAACGGACGTATTGCGATGCTGGTGCTGACAACCATCTTGATCTTAGAATTAGTCTCAGATAGATCAATTTGGGATATCATTCATGTCAGCTAACATAACCAGATTTTATTTTGATTTTGACGAAGACTGCAGAACGGGTTGCTTCTTGGGACTTGCCTTTGAAGATGTCGACAACTCCGATGTAGAAGAATACGAAAAAAAATTAAAAGAAAAAGACGTGCAATATATCAAGATTCCCCTTTAATATCGAAGGAGTTCTTTCGGTTGACACGTGTCTATCGAACTTTTAGCAACGGCGGTTGTCAGCAATGACGATGATTTATGGCAGCATTACACTTCGGTAGATCACCCGGTCGAGCGATACGTCATCGTTAACAATTCCGAGGGGCGCTTCCCCGATGTCGAACACACCCTTGGCAATATTCTCAATGGTTGCAACCCCTGCATTGAAGAAGTTGTAATTATTAACAATCGTCTTAACGCAGGTTTTGGCGGTGCGGTCAATCAGATCATCAAACAAAACTTCGACTGCAACTACTGGTTTATTACCAATGATGACTGGCATGTTGCGCCCGGTGAACTAAAGCGTTTGGACGAACGCCTTGAGGATGATTTCGTTGGTCTTCTCTGTGACGGAACAGATGCCAACGGTTATTCAGCCTTTGTTATGAGCAATGAGATGGTGTCGAAAGTTGGGTTGATGGACGAAAATTTCTACCCCGCTTATTGCGAAGACAACGACCACCGCTACCGCATGAAGCTTGCTGGTTTGTCCTGGGAGAAGTTTCCGTTGAAAGCAGAGCACAATATCAGCAGCACTCTGCACAACAACCCACAATTTGAGGAGCGGAATCAGTTTACATTCCGTCGTAACGTTGAGTATTACATTGAGAAATGGGGTGGCGATCGAGGCCAAGAAAAGTATGTCTCCCCTTTTGGATCAGGCGCCCCGCTTGATTATTGGCCGTATCGACCAGACCGAATCTACGAACAAACATGGATGTGACATGGAAGACGTAACGTATCTTTTAGCGGAAGTCGACACACACGACAAGGCCGAAACCCTTCGCCTTATTCGTAACGAATGTTGCACTTTCATGACAAATAACACGGAAAAGATCAGCTCCGAACAACAACAAAACTGGTATGAATCCCTGGACCGCAGCCAGATGATTCCATATCTATTTGTTGAGAACGCGGCAGGCGTGTGTTTTTTCCCCGTTGGTTATGGCCTCATTCGCTCCAAAGAAGCAGTCACCCTTCTCACTGGGGGTCTCAAGGAAAATCAAAGAAACAAAGGACTTGGTGTCGAGTTGTTTCTCTGTTTAATTGACAAGGCAAAAGAAACCTGGGACCAGCCAATCCATTTGGAAGTGCGTCTTGATAATCCAAGGGCCCAAAAGCTTTATCAAAACTTAGGCTTTGAGCCGCTTTATTACACAAACAACACCATGTACATGGAGCTAGTCGAATGAAAGTCTCAATTCTGATGGCTTATTTTGAGCGCCCCAACATGGTCCGGTTTGGGCTGAAGTCATTGCGCGACCAGACGTATCAAGACTGGGAACTAATCTTTGTGGATGACAGTAGTCAGATCCCCGGAGAACCGGTCGTCCGCGAAATGCTTCCCAACGATTTACACAAAGTTAAGTTTTACAACACGAACGATCCGCATAAAGCAGAGCGAGGGAGCATCTTTGGCAAGTTCTGGAATGAAGGCTTGCTCTCCGGCGACTCAGATATTGCCCTCATGCTGTGCGATGACGATGCCTTATACCCGACGCACCTTGCGTCCCTCGTTGAATGGTATCTGGACAACCCCGAAAAGCAGTATTCATATGGGCATGTTGTTCCCTTCAATCCTTTTGAAACCAAATCCCTGGCGGGGATAAAGGACAATACCGACTGGTGGCTTAATAAAACAGGAGACATTAACCCTGTTTGTCAGGTGGATGCAAGCCAAGTGTCCTGGCGGACAAACGTATTTCGTCATCAGGATGTTCGTTTTCCCTTTCCCAAGACCATGAACTTAGATGAAGCTTTATATGGTCAATTGTTTGCCGCCTGTGGACCGTGTCCTTTTAACGGTTTAATTACTCAATACAAGGCTATTCATTCCGAACAGCTTGGCAGTAGACACGACCATTACAATACGAGGGATATACCGCATGTGCCGACGTGATTCCTTTGTTTAAAGTCCGTATGTCCGAGGAGGCATCGACTGCGGTCGGTGAAGTCTTGAATTCCGGCTTTATTGGACAAGGCCAACGCGTGGAAGAGTTTGAAGATCTTCTTCAGGAAGAGTTAAATACTGACGTTCGCCCCATCACGGTCAACTCTTGTACCAGTGCCATCGACCTGGCGCTCCACTTGTGTGAAGTACGCCCTGGCGACGAAGTTATCTCCACACCACAAACGTGCTTTGCCAGTCAGGTGGGCATCCTTCACCGCCACGCCTGGATCAAGTGGGCTGACATTGACCCTGAAACGGGATTGATTTGTCCAAAGAGCGTCGAAAAATTAATTTCCCCAAATACGAAAGCTATCGTCGCTGTCAATTGGGCGGGCAAGTTCTGCGATTACAAAGCTCTTAAGTCCTTTGGCATTCCTGTTATCGAAGATGCGGCACACACCTGGGATTGTTTTCTGGCAGAACCCGTTGAACGTGGCGACTACCGCTGCTACAGCTTCCAAGCGATTAAGTTCTTGACATGTGCTGATGGCGGCCTGCTTATCACACCCAAGGACAAGGAGGAAAGAGCACGCCTACTGCGTTGGTACGGCCTGGATCGGACAAAGAATGAATCATTTCGCTGCACCCAAAACATCCAAGAGGCTGGCTTTAAGTATCACATGAACGATGTATCAGCAGCAATTGGTATAGCCAATATCCAGGTTGCGTGTGATTCAGTGCTTAAGCACCGAAAGAATGCAGAATTTTATTGTGATTCCCTAAAGGATTGCCAAGCCATCAAGGTTCTTCCCTACGACACCGACTGCTCCTACTGGCTGTATTCAGTCCTGGTGCAAAAAGGAACCAAGGATCAGTTCATTGCCTACCTCAAGGACAACGGCATTACTGCAAGCCCTGTCCATCATCGCAATGACAACTACGAATGCACACTCCGCTTTAAAAGAGATGACCTACCTGGCGTCGATGCGTTTTACCGACAACAAGTCAGCATTCCTGTCGGCTGGTGGCTAGACCACAATGAGTGTTCCCACATTGTCAACACCATTCAGAAGTACGACATCTACCACTGCGCCTGAATCTGGTGCATAATACTTTTATCAACGAAACCACAATGGCTAAACGAGTTCTGATTACTGGCGGCGCTGGGTTTATTGCCCATCACCTTGTTGGACATTTGCTTGCCGAAACCGATTATGAAATCGTTACCCTGGACCGGTTGGATTATTCAGGCAACCTAAACCGGCTTGATGATGTCATCCGGCAACACACGCTTGAAAATCAAAAACGAGTCAAGGTTGTTTTCCACGACTTAAAAGCAGAACTCAATCCGCTCATCCGCAGTGAGATCGGCAAGATTGATTGCATTCTTCACTTGGCTGCCGGTTCTCACGTTGATCGCTCCATTGATTTTCCAATGGAGTTTGTGATGGATAACGTGGTCGGCACAGCAAACATCCTTGAGTACGCAAGGAATGTTAATTGCCTAGAACGATTCGTTTACTTCAGTACGGACGAAGTGTTTGGCCCGGCGCCCAACGGAATTAAATACAAGGAGAATGATCGATACAACTCCACAAATCCCTACAGCGCAAGCAAGGCTGGCGGAGAAGAACTGGCGGTTGCATACCAAAACACCTACGGCTTACCTGTTATGGTTAGCCACACGATGAATGTCTTTGGCGAAAGGCAACATCCTGAAAAGTATATTCCGATGTGCATTCGTCGGGTTGATAACGGCGAAAAAATTTTTATTCATAGCGATAGCACCAGAACAATCCCCGGCTCTCGTCATTACATTCACGCCATGGATGTGGCGAGCGCAGTTCTTTTCTTAATGAACCAGCCGTATGTTGCGGAACCAGACGAAACCGGAGCCAAGTGCCCCAAGTACAACATTGTTGGCTCAGAAGAACTCAACAATTTAGAGGTTGCTCAAATTATTGCAGAGGCCCAGGGCAAAACGCTGAACTACGAACTAATTGATTTTCATTCTTCTCGCCCCGGCCACGACTTGCGTTATGCACTTGATGGCAACAAGATGGCAAAACTCGGCTGGAAACCAGCCAAATCCATTCGTGAACGCATTGCATACGTAAGCGATTGGATTTTAAACAATCGTCGCTGGATCACCTTATAAACGGTAAACCAAACTGTTATTATTGGGTATACCGTATTTTCATAAAATGGAAAAGCTACCAGAATATTTGAGTCAGATGAATGAAAGGAATCAGTTCCTTCATAATCATGACCAACTTCTTAGTAGTCTTCTCCTGTCCAAACAAAATGCTGGTACTCAGTCCTCTCATCAGAACCCCGAAGGAATCGGAAATGGCCCTGTCGAATCAAGTGAAAGAATCAGTGGCGCAAGCAGCGGGAATGCTGCGTGAGTCATTGGCATTTGCTGCTCGCACTGAGCATCCCGTTGTGATTAGCAGCCTGACTGACATCCTTGTACGGCTGGAATCCCTGGAGCATATGGACGAGTTGATGGACAAGTTCGGCAAATCCAATGGACTCCCCACGACCCTGGGCTGAGACCAGAGCACTGTGGCGCCCACTTGTCCTTAAGTACCGAGATGAGCAAAGACTAAGGGATTACTTTCGGCGTATTGCTAAAGAAATTCCAGAGCCACCAAAGGGCTGGGAAGAAATTACCAACCCCTGCAAATGGAAAAAGATCCTGGAAGAAAATAGTAAACCTTTCGATTTATAATTTATAAGTAATAGGTATCCATCATGGAAAAGAAACCTGCCGCCAAGGGCAAAACGAAGCCCGAAATGAAAGGCAAAGCTGTTCCCCCCAAGGGTAAAGCCGGTGCCACCGACAAACAAGCTGCGGCCCAAAACAAGTTTAAAGAGATGATTGCCAAAAAGAAAGAAGCGGCTGCCAAAAAGAAAAAGTGATACTGTAACCCTGGAGCAATCTCGCTCTGGGACCAATAGTCGAAAGTCCCTCCACGTTACAAACGTAGAGCTCGAAAGGGCAAGGAAGGAAGCTATGATCCCGGTATAAACGCCGGGATTTTTTTGTGACAACACTTGTTGCTAACGTACCGCCCGTAAGGGTGTGGGTCAGACGGGAATACTTGCGTGACCTGCGCGATGGCCACGGAGAATATACGCCAGGTTATTGGGTTACTTGTAAGTCGCTTACCGGTCGTGCTTTGTATTTTGAAACTTACCTTACCGAGTATGGCGCCCTATACGACAAGCTTCCCATCAGCGCGTTCTTGTCCTGGGACCCCAACTATCCCGACAAACCTGTAACACCCACCCCAGACCTGGAGCTGACTGACCTGCAGTTTTGGAACGGGTTCGACCATGGACTTACGGTGATCGAAAAGAATTTGATCTTCAACATGCGTTTTGAAGTCATGACAAGAAGCGCTGGTGTGATCGGCGGCACATACTTATTTACGATTGATAACTACCATGCACATCGGAACGAACCCGACTTTTACTTTGCGGAGTTTCCTGATGAACACAAGTCTCATAACATCGTTGCTTTGGACAACGGTCAAATTGGCGCTTATCCCAACAATCGTTGTCGCATGTGCGATCCATCA